CGTAAACAGCATTACCGATGCCCTATATCAAAACCAAAAAACTGGAAAGGGTCTGCTATTTAGCAGCACAGCAATCTAATGCCAGCGCCTCAAATCCGTATTTTTGTGGACTTTGATAGTGACACAGCTTTTGAAGTGAATCCATTAATTCTAAATAGTGCTACAGAAGGCATTATTGGCACTAATACGCTTGGTTCAGGCACTTTACCGGTTGAAATTACCGATTTAGTTGAAAGGGTAGCTATAAGGCGCGGTAGAAACCGAATAACCAGTAAATTTGAACCAGGGACTGCTGACGTGGTTCTATATGATGAAAACGGCAATTGGAATCCGTCTAACCCTTCTGGGATTTATTACCCCAATTTAGTACCTTTACGACAAATTATTATTTTTGCAACTTATGCCGGTTCTGATTATTATCTATTCTCCGGATTTATTCAATCCTATGACACAGGTTTTTGGCAAGGAAATGAAGATGTTAGCCGGGTAACACTGAGATGCGTGGATGGTTTTCGTTTGCTTGCCGGGGCTTTAGTTACGACAGTTTCAGGCGCAACAGCCGGACAAGATTCAGGTACACGTGTAAATAAAATACTAGACCAAATTGGTTTTCCTTTAAGCCTTCGTAACATTGACGCGGGCGACTCCACCTTGCAAGCAGATCCCGGCACTTCACGCAATACCCTTGATGCATTACAACAAGTTGAAAATAGCGAATTTGGCGGCATTTTTCTGGACTCGCAAGGTCGGATTAATTTTAAAAACCGCACAGCTATGATTAGCACCCCGAGCACAGCGGCTTGGACATTTGCCGATGATGGTACAAACATTTCTTATACAAATGCTGACGTTGCCTTTGATGACACGACTTTGATTAATAGCGTTAGTGTTACTCGGGTAGGTGGTACGGCACAAACTGTAAATGATCAGGCATCCATAGATAAATATTTTTTACACTCTGGCGTACGTTCTGACATATTGGTGCAGACCAATACTGAAGCGCTCAACCAAGCAAAAGCTATATTGGCAACTCGGAAAGATCCTGAGCCACGTATTGATAGTATTAAAATCAATCTTTATGATGATAATAATGCAAATAAGCCTTTATCCGGCATAGACACAGAATTGTTGGACGGCGTGACAGTCACCAAAACTATGCCCGGTAGTACCACTATTACTCAAAATAGTGTAGTTATTGGGATTTATCATGATGTCACTAAAAGGTCTTGGGACACGACACTATTTACCTCGGAACCCCTTTTGTCGGGTTTCGTCTTAGGTTCAACGATAGATGGTATCCTTGACTCCGATGTTTTGAGCTACTAAAGGAGAAAGATGGCTGGCGCAGGATATAAATTGTTCAATACGGGCGATGTATTAACCGCCGCACAGGTAAACACTTACCTGCAAGAGCAGGTAGTCATGGTATTTGCCAGCGCTACAGCACGTACAACAGCGCTTACAGGCGTACTCGCCGAAGGTATGATGAGTTATTTGCAAGATACCAACGCCGTTGAAGTTTATGATGGTAGCAACTGGGTATCAGTAGGTTCAACAGGCGATATTACTGGGATTACTACCGGTACAGATTCGGGTCTGACCGGTGGCGTAACTTCGGGTAATGCGACCTTAAAGTTAAAACTAGAATTCGATGCCGAAACTGGTACGACCTATACACTTGTCGCTGGCAACCTAAATCAATTAGTAACCCTTAATAACTCATCTGCTATAACTGTGACTGTTCCACCTTCGGTATTTAGCGCTGGAGATCAAATTCACTGCCAACAAATCGGCACTGGTCAAGTCACATTTTCACAAGGTTCAGGCGTAACAATTACCTCAACAGGTGCAACCGCATCTGCACCCAAATTACGCAGTCGGTATTCCGCTTGCACAATTATTTGCACAGCTTCTAATACCTTTACCATTATTGGAGATATTGAGTAATGCCAATTTTGGGAATTACTGCTTCATCAAGATCTAAATTTACTCCAGCGTCAATTACTGGATTAAAGGCTTGGTATGATGCTGCGGATACTTCCAGCATTTCATTATCAGGTTCAGATGTCACTCAGTGGAATGATAAAAGTGCAAATGCCTACAATCTAACACAAGGCACAAGCGCAAGGCGACCAAGTTCCGGTGTAAATACATTAAACGGAAGAAATGTTATTACTTTCGGTGGCGATGATATTTTAGTAGCATCAACGGCTGCTGATTGGAAGTTTTTGCATGATTCTTCTAAAGCGACTTGGTTTATTGTTTGTTATTTTGATACTGTTCAAGAATATGATTCGATGTTAAATACCGCAGATGGATCTACCCAAATAGGTATGTATTTCTACAGATTAAACGATGTCTTAGGTTCGGCAGTCTTTAGAGGCGTATCCGGCACAAACGTTTGGGGTTTTGATCAAGGTTCATTACCCGATTCTAGCGCAAGGTCTATTACGCTTTACAGCGATACTACTAACGCTACTGCAAATTTAAGGGTCAAATATAAATTAAATGGTGGTTCTTGGATAAATCCGAGTAGCGGTTCTACTCAAGCGGTGAGTACGTCAAATCCCACGCATGCGCTATATGTAGGCGCTACCGATACGGCTGGTTCCAATGGTCTTAATGGTCGTATTGCCGAAATTATTATCTACACAGGTTTATTATCCGATACAGATGTAGATAAAGTTAATACTTATTTAACCGCTAAATGGGGGCTGTAATGAAGTGGTATGAGTGGGACTCGATACAAGATTTTGAGGTTTGGCATCAACCACTATGCGCAAAATTGGGTTATCCAATTGCAAGCGTCAATCAACTTACTGGCGAAATTGATGAGAACGCCCAGCCAACTCTTGCTTACACTTCAGTAATTCAATTTGAAAACAAATTTGTGGGATTAGTAGAAGATAAATATGCTGCCGGTTTGACTCTGAGCAATTACACGCCACGTTTACCAGAAATAATTACAAATCAATCTGATACAAGCCAACAAGATAATGCCTAAACTATGCAAGGCTGGCGTTACTCTTCGTGAAGCCATAGACGATGCGTTCCCCGATAGAAGTAGATCTCGCGATGGGTGGATCGGTGATGCGCGCCATGCAGCTCGTAAGTCCGATCACAATCCTGATGCTAAAGGCATCGTACGCGCCATTGACATTGACGCTAATCTTGGATCCAAATTGCCCGAGGCGTTCGATCTTGCGGATCAGTTACGATTACTTGCCAGATTTGATAAGCGAATTTCTTACATTATCTTCAATGGAAAAATCGCTAGCTGGAGAAGAAACTATAAATGGCGGCGATACAGCGGACTGAACCCGCACAAAACCCATATTCATGTCAGCTTCACAAAGCTAGGCGATGAAGATATAAGCATGTTTAAAATTCCCCTACTGACAGGAGAACCAATAAATGGAAAGCCTAAAAAGAGCCGCCGCAAGCTGGGCGCGATCCTTTCTAGCAGCCGCACTAGCGACCTACCTAGCGGTGGGATTGGATTGGAAAACAATCCTTACAAGCGCTGTAAGTGCAACTGCGCCTGTAATAATCCGCTGGCTTAATCCAAACGATCCGGCTTTCGGAAGGCGATGAGTCCCGCAGAGTGGGCGGCTTTCGTAGCCGCCATTTTGTCATGCGTAGCCCTAATTGTCGGTGGACTTCGATACATTATTAGACACGAAGTACCGGCATTATTAGAAGGGTCAAATATCGTGTCGCGTATCGAAAAACTAGAAACTATGGTTCTAGAATTGCTTACTAATGAGCGCCAAAAAACCAACAAAAGCCGAGCGCGCCGCTAAACGCAAGGCGAAAGAACGCGCAGCTGCGCGCAATAAAGCCGAGCCCTTACGTCCAATAGACCTATGGGCTGCGTCCATTGTTGAGTGCTATGACGCTTTAGTTAGAGCCGGATACGGCGAGGATAAAGCGCGCTGGTACATTGAAGAAAAGATGCGCCTGCCAGAGTGGATAACTCCAGCACCAGCTGATATTCCTTATTACGATGATGATGACGATGAGGATCAATGAAACGCATCGTGGTCGTGTCGGATCTTCAAGTTCCCTTTCATGACCCAAAAGCAGTCAAATCCCTTGCAGCCTTTATCCGCAAATGGAAACCTGACGATGTTTTATGCGTTGGTGATGAGCTGGATTTCCAGACCATCTCACGTTGGAGTAGTGGGCGCGATGAGTGGTCAGGCACAATTGGGCGCGATAGAGATGCTGCTCAAAGCGTTCTCTTCGAATTGGGCATCACCCATATCGTACGAAGCAACCACACAGACAGACTCTACAAATCCCTAAGCTCTAGACTTCCCGGGTTAATTGGTCTGCCCGAATTAGAGTATGAAAACTTTATGGGCTTCAAGAATCTAGGCATCAAATTCCATCGCAAACCCTATGAAATCAGCCCTGACTGGATTATGGTTCACGGCGATGAGCAAGCCATCAACCACAATGCCGGTTTAACGGCTCTAGGAGCCGCTAGAAGGCATGGAAAGAGCGTGGTGTGTGGTCACACCCACAGACTAGGGGTATCGGCTTTCTCAGAGGCATCTGGGGGCGTTTTAGGGCGTATCCTGCGTGGGCTTGAAGTGGGTCATTTGATGGACGAAAAGCAAGCCTATTACACGCGTGGGACATTTAACTGGCAGAAGGGCTTTGGTTTGCTTTATGTGGATCGTAAAGGCACTACGCCAGTAGCTGTACCGATAGACAAGCAAGGCAGTTTCGTGGTCGAAGGCAAGCGCTATGGATGAGTGGGTTGAACCTGAAACGCATCGCACTATTGACGACCATATTGACCTTTTCGATACCATTTCGTTATAAAACACGCCGGGGTTCCGGTTATTGACAATCGCCATTTAGGCGTACCCTTTTTCTATATCCGAAAGCCGGATATGGAAGGAGTAACATGACAAGATACCAATTGGAAGTAATCTTGTGGTGTGGATTGGCTAGCCTTGTGCTAACAACATGGATTATTAACTTCAAAAACAATCACTACAAAAGGGGCTACAGGGATGGATACAACCGGGGCAAAGCGGTTGCGCTCGAAAGATATATTGACTAATGCAGCGGATATCATTGACGAAAGAGCCAGAACGCATGGTCATTACGACCTTACAATGCTGCGAACAGCAAAACTGTGGTCAGACTTCTTGGAGCGTGAGATTGATCCAATGGACGTTGCAATCTGTATGGCTTTGGTCAAGCTCGCTCGCATCATGGAAACTCGAAACCTCAACGATAATTTTTTGGACGCAGTCGCCTACTTCGCAATCGCCGGAGAACTTGCAGTCAAAGATTGGCACGATCTGGATGCTTTCTAGAGCGCCAAAAGGCAAGTGGTGTGATTACTGTGGCTACAGATGGGGTAAAGACAATTGGAAAGGTCAAACTCAAGCTGTATGGCAAATTACTAGCAAACGTGGCGGAAAGATAATTGTCAGGTCTTACTGTCACCCTTGCGCTATGGAAGCCCAAACGTGGCACGATGGCACGACTTGGACTTTTAAAGAGCAAATCGAATATGCGAAAGGAAACCTACCGCTAAATGTTCAACCTTAATGATTATGAAGATGTAGATACGAGGATACATAAATTTTATGAAACGTACCCAGATGGATCCATACACACTGAACTTATTCAAAATGGCGATGAAAAAGGAATCGTTATTTTCAAAGCTACGGCGTACCGCACCTATGCAGATACTGTGGCTTCCGCTATTGGTTATGCGCGCGGCGCTCGCAAAGATCGCGGTGTGGATCGCGATTTCTGGTTTGAGAATTGCGAAACATCTGCAATTGGCAGATGCATGGCTAATCTCGGTTTGTCTGCTAGAGGAAAGCGAGCTTCACGCCTTGAAATGGCAAAGGTTGCGGACGCTGAGGCAAATGGTACGCAACCGATACGCGTACGCACCAAAGAACAGAAGGAGTTTTTAAGTGCAACTAATCCAGAAGCTGAAATCGTATGGGATACCACTATCGAACCGCCAGCTGACGTTGAACCCGCTTTTGAGAACGCAATTGATTTGGTTGCTAAGAATTTATCTGCCGAACCTATTCCGGCTTGTAAGCATGGGCTTCGGACGCTGCGTGAAGGCAGTGGTAAAAATGGTGCTTATCGTGGTTGGACTTGCCCTGTTCCTATGAAACGTAAAGCCGAACAATGCAAGAGCATTTGGATGATTCTCGATGCATCAGGTAAATGGTCATTTAGACCGGAAGATGAAGAGCTGGTGACAGGATGAACCAATTAACTTGCGATATTTGCAATTGCAAAGCGCCACTTAAAGACATTTTGGTGGATACAGAAGTAAATAGTCTATGCGAAAAATGTTGGGATTCTATGTTAGAGGAGCAAGCGTGAGAACCGGATCATGCGCTGGATGCAAATGGATAAGGCTTTTAATTACCGAATATTGTGAGTTATGCGAAGATAAATATGGGGGTGATTATGATGCTGGTATTAGACAAGAAGATTGACGTGTGCGACAATTGTAATGAGCCTATAACTGCGGGAACAGTAAAGCCGTGTGAGTGTCGCACATGTCATGTGAGGTCTAACTAATGTCACAAAGCAGAAAACATAGGGGCTATGCAACGCAGCGAATTGTAGCAGATTACTTTCGCGAGCAAGGTTGGACACATGCCCTGCCGGTTGGTGCGGGTCGCGATGGGTCAGATATAACTGGCATCGAGGGGCTAGATATAGAAATCAAAGCTCGCACTAATTTGGATTTTCCGGCACTCATGCGTCAATTATCAGAACGAAAAGCAGACACCGGCTTAGGCGTTGGTGTCTTGCGTTTAAATGGTCAAGGTGAGAAATCCGTTGAGCAATTTGTTGCTGTTCTCACTTTGGCTGATTTAACTTACTTACTCAAAGCTAGTGGCTACTGAACCGAAATTGATCCATAGATGCACAGGCTGTGGCTTGTGGATTTATGGCAATAGAGAGAAGTGTGAGTCATGTCACAAAGAGAACGACACGCCGAAAACCTACGCTTAAAACTAAATAAACTTGACAAGGTCAGTATGCTGAGTCGCCTAGCGCGCCTGAGGGGCAGCGCTCTTCGGCGATCAGCATTAGGGCGGGCTATTGTCGTTTTACTGTTAGCAACGACATATAGCGTTGCAGCTGCAAAAGAAACTAATACTGCAGACGTAAAAGAAAAGCCGGTTAAACAATCTTACGATGTTATGAATTTGAAGCTGTATTTACATAACCAAATAAACGATTGGGATGAGTT